TAAGGGTACCTGCTATGCGTAAGCCAGATTCGTCGGGCCGAGGCCAAAACTTCTGTTGTCCATTTCGAATACCCAGTGTTGAGTTGACCTGATCAAATATTACAATACTGTAATCGTTGTAATTGTTGATGGTGATCTGACTCAATGCTGTCTTGATCTCTGCACCTGTACCAACCAAGGTGAACCCTTTGCTACTGGTAACTCCCTGGTAGGTAAAACTTATAGCTGTGCCATTGGATTGGGGACCGATTGTACATTCCAGTTGGTGTGCAGGATTGCCTGTGTAGAAGTATTCTGGAAACTGTGGAGACTTAAGGATTGTGTCCTGGAAATAAAAATCACTGTCTCCTACAGCTGCACTAACTCGTATGCCCACTGCATTGGCCTGTACCACAGAGTCTGTGGTTTGTACTTGAGTGTAGGTCAACAATAATTCGCTGGAAATGGGTTGTATAAGTTGCAACAAAATAGTGTCACCACTTAAAATTGCATTCAGCTGACTCCGAGTTCCTGCCAACACCAATTGACTTGATGCTGATCCCAAATAACTGATCAACATACGACTGGGTTCTGTGCTGATCAATGTGATTTGATATTGTTTCCCTACAGCTGCATCTAGTATTTGGATGCCTGTGACAGGTGTGGTATAACCCTGTACACCGTACAATTCAGCAGGTACTTGGTACTCGTTGCTGGGTGTCATTGTAACTGACACTGTGTAGTTGGAGGACACAAAGCTGACACTGTCTGCCATTCCCACAGTGAGACTGTAATTGGCAACAGCATCTCCCACTGTGACACAGTAGAGGTTTTCAAATACATCTGTGTATCTTTCAAGATCTCTTATGCCATACACTTGCCATTGTGTGGAAGAATTTTGTACTACTCCAATACTGGGATTGGATCCTGTGTAACGCACAGTGCTGACTATGGCTGCACTACTGGATGTTATGGTGATCACCAGGTCTGTATAGGCATTGTCATAAATGTCCAGGACCACTCTGGCAGGAATCAACACAGGAACATCTTCGTCTTGTGATATGGTCACTGATCCCAATCCTGTTGCTGATATTTGGTACAAGGCAGGATCACTGTATACTATACTGGTATTGCCCCACAAATTCAGTTGTTGTAAACTATTCATCGAAAATATTCTCCAGATCTATGTTGGCACCGTAGCGTGGATTGGTCATGTAGTCCAACATGCAGTCACCTGGCAAGGTCATACTGTTAGTTATGTCAAAACTAAAATTGCCAATTTGTGTTAGACCTTTGTCAATGCTGTAGTCCACTTGAACTACCACAAACACCAGGTCATTCATGGCATGATCTGTTGTCCACCCAGGTACCACTGAGCTGGCCACAGGCAAGCTGCCATTGGTATAGCCTTGAGGAGCCACTGGTGAGTTGCTGTTGCCACGATAACACCAAACACGAATCAAGCCTGCCAGGCTGTCATTTCTGGTGCCTTCACGATCCAGGCTATGACTCACTTGCACACCTGCTGAAGCACCTGAAGTTTCAAACACCAGGCGTTCATCATTGTAGTAGATATCATTGAAAGTGAACACACTGGCAGTGCCATCACTGAGTTTGTTTCCTGTGTGTTCACTCAAGGTGTACACAAAGGTCATTCTGGTATTGAAATTGCTCATGACAGCTTCAGTGATGATACCTGACAACTGCACCTGACCATATACCACAGGTACCTTGTTGTTTTGATCTGCTGTGACCTGTTGACGATTCACAATAGCAGTTTCTTGTCTCTGCACAGTGGTGTCGGTGTTGACCTGACCACGACGAGCCACATCATTGACCTTGTTGATGCTGTTGCTGACTTGATACAACGCAAAGCCTGTGACTGCTGTTTTCAACAGGGTTGATCCCAGGCTATTGCCCGAAAAGAAACTGCTGACTCCTTTTGCTACATCTGTTAATCCTGACCAGAAACTCATTATGGTGCTCCAAAATTATAGTTGGCCCCAGCAATATTGGGCACACGATCAAAACTGGCATCACTGGGGTACAGATCTCTCTGACTCCAAGGATTGGTTGAACGACCTGCCACACGATTCAACAACTGAGTCACTTGACTGGCACAGTTCAATATGATGGTCATGGTTGATGTTTTACCAGCTGCATCATAATCTTCTGAGATACCAAAACTGTTGATGATGCCTCTGAAACGACCAGAAGGATTGTTTGCAATTGGCAACAAATTGCCAGTCACAGGATCAAATGCACCTCTTTGTACCTGTATCAAACCTCCTCGTGATTCTTGTGTCAAGAAGTCTGCAATGTTTTGTTCAGGTATGCCTGATATGCCTATGGTCAATTCTTGTGCTGTCACACGCAGATCACTGGAGGTGGCAGTGATGCTGAGAAAACTTCCCAAGCCCACATAGTCTACTGAATCAATGGTCAAGGTACGATGATAGTCACTGAATGTTATGATTTGATCTGCACCCAAGGGATCAGTCAAGGTCAATTTGACAAACAGATTGGTTTGTAATGATCGGTATGTGCTGAGATCCATTATAGGTAATCCTCAATCAACACAAAGTCGCCAGACCATGAAACTTGATCTCTGGCAAACAAGGTCCACAAGGGTTGTTGTACACAACGCACTTGCCAGGTCACTGCTGATCCTGTCAAGACCGCTACATTTGTGGCAGCAGGTTGTTGCAGGGGTCTGTGCAGACTCACTGTGTTGGTTCCTGCTGGTACATCTGCTGTAACTCTATACACAGCACCCACAGTACCCAATTGAATGATGTCACCGGCACGAAAGTTGTAGCCTGTCACAGCTTGACCAGATGTCAAGGTAATGGTGTTGCCGGTCACAGGTACAGTGGCCCTTAGGTTGGCAGGTGTCACAGCCGAACCCATGTAAGGTGTAATCCATTCTTGACCTGAACCAGAAAACTTTATTGGGGCACTGGTGGTACGGCCCAGTGCTTCTATGCCAGCAATACGACTTCTGATCTGACTCCATCTGGGTCCATCAGGTAAACGCACACTGAATTGCCATACAGCACCTCCACGACTAACACTGCGAATCACTCCGCCTCTGCTTTGTGAAGTGGCCACTACAGGTCTTGAATCTATTGAAATACTTTCTGCGTTGTCTATTAGCCATTGAAAGCTCATTGTTTATCTCCGACGAACAGGCGCACGACTACGCCCTTGTTCTGTTAAGGCATAAATCAATCCAGGGTCTCTAGCCAACAAGGTCTGAAAGCTGACAGCATCCACTGCATTGATATTGTAGGTCACTGATTGGCCTGACATGGGTGTGACTGTGGCAGGACCTGAAACCAATTCTGGACCTGATTCTCCAACAACACCATAACGACCAGCGGGTATGGTACCACCTGTGGCAAAGAAGCCAGCAAACAGATTGCCCACTGTGCTGATGATTTGACCAATTCCGCCACCAGAGGAAGGTTGACTGGCACGACCCTGTGATTGTGTGTTGGTACTGCCCATGCCAATGCTGCCAAATGTGCTGGATATCAATTGACGAATGTTGTTGCGCAACAATTCTTCCAAGATTGTGGCCACAAAACCACGCCACTCAAACTTGCCGGTCTTGGCAAAAGTCACAATGGCATCTTCCATGCCTTGTGTAGTTTCCCTGAATATTTTTTCTGCCTGTGTACTGGCATTGGTAGCAGCATCACTGTATTCCGTGAATGCACGACTCCAACCTGATGCGAATGTTCTTTGTTCTTCATATATGCGTTGTGCAGCACCTGAACGACTTTGGATGGCATCCTGACTCAACTGGTTGATTTCTTCCATACTGCGTTTTAGACCAGCAGGATCCAAGTCACCAAACTGATCTGCTATTCGCCGACGAGCAGCTGCAGCCACACGATTTTCATCTATCTCAATCTGTTTCAACTGCCGACCAATTTCATTCAGGCCTGACATTTCTGCAGAGGAATACATTTCATCTATTTTTTCTGCATTGTCCAAGCGCATGTCAGCAATGGTTTTTTCTGCTGATTCTCTGGCCCAAGTCAAATTGGCCAAGTCTCTTTCTGCTGATCGTTGTGCATCTGCAATCTGTAATTGGCGCTCTCTTTGTTGAGTCAGGCCTTCCAGTGCTGTGCGGTGCAGTTCATATTCACTCAACACACCACCCAGGGCCTTTTCCAATTCACGAATCTTTTCAGGTGCTTCGGTATCCGCAGGATTGGCCTGTAGTTCACTTATTCTCTTTTGAATGGCTTCTTTCTGTGCCATGAAGTCAGCTTCGAATGCCATGAATGTCTGGCTCTTTCTACGCTCACCATCTGTCATGGTTATTCTGGTATTTTCTATTCTGAAGTTTTCTAAGAATGCAGCTGCTTGTTCTCTGTACTGCCCAGTTATTTCTTGATTGAGGCTCACTGTACGAGCCAGGGCACCATTGGTTCCATTTATGCTGACAGTGATGCCTTCTTGCGAATCAGCCACTGCGGCCAACATGGCCTTGATGTCTTCATGCAGACCCAATCGCACTTGATTGTTGGCACTTTCTGCACGCAACCGGTCAGTGTCTGCTCCTACCAAGCCCAAGATCCCAATCTTGATATCTTCAATACTGGGCAACATTTCTTTCAAACTGTCAATGCTGTCACTGACCCACTTGTTGATGTCAATGTCCAGGACCAATCTAAGCCCTGCAGCTATCAACTCCCAGGCGATGTAGAACTTGCCTAAGATAGGTATGATTCTCAACAGACCACCACCCAGTCCCCCAATGGCCGCTTTGATACCAAGTGTACCCCCAATGAATGCCTGAAAGCCCCCAACGACAGACACAATGGCCACTCCCAAGCCTGTCATCTGACGAGCTACAAAACCAAACGCAACCAAGCCCCCTATTACTGCACCCAGTTTGACAGTGGTGTCAACCAAGTCTTGCATTTTGTCCCGGTTGCTGGTCATTTCCTTAGCCATGTCAGCAACAGGTTTCAAAGTCTTTAATAAGGCAAACTCCAACAGTGTCATGGTGTCTGCTAGATTTTGACTGACCTGTCCTGTACTCTCGATGGCTTCAGCTGTCAGCAAGCCTTCTTTTCGTAAACGCTCGTAGTTCTTGGCCACTCCCACTAAGTCTACTGAGGCAAAACTACGACCAAATATTTCTGTGCTGATTGCACTACGCAGGCTTGCTGAATCCAAACGAGCCAAGGCATCTATCACACGCTTCAAGGCCTCTTCTGGTGACAGTTTGGCCAAGCTCTCTTGTGCAATGCCCAACTGTTCCAAGCTGTCTTTAAAGGTCTTGCTGCCGCTTTGTACTTCACCCAAGAATCTGGTAAAGCGTTGTAGGCCTGCTTGACCTGCTTCTAGACTGGCACCGTTTTGTTGAACAGCTTGA